TATTGATTATTCAAATCAACCCCGTAAACATTTGTCAATGAAAAATAATTCTGTCGTGATAACAAATTAATGAATCCGACAACCCCCGTTCCGCCCGTCCAAACTTGTGGAAGGAATGTGAAGATGTTCGGAAAAGAAAACGTGTCGATGGTAAATGTTCCCGAACCGTTCGCACCTTCACAATAAACCTTATCACCTGGAAGTGGTGAATCAATCATTGTTCCCAATGTAATAACCGCAATCAAAACTTGTGTCGATGGATTGTAAAAGAATTGAACGGGATAATCTTGTCGGCTCATTCCGTAAATCATGGAGTGATGAACCGCATTCCATCGTGAAAGTAAATTTGGATTGTTATCGACAAACCGTTGTGGATATTTTATAATCGAAAGTGACATTATGTGAATTTAAATTGTTTGATAATATCGGATGTGACCGAAGTCGTTTCCGCTGCGGCTAATTGTTTTGTAACTGAAGCCAATTTGGATTTGGTTAAAACGTTTTTAAACAAATTCGGATTTCCTTTGTAACCGTTTCGATGAATTGAACGGGCAATTAAATAAGCCAATGATGCTTCCGACATGCTTGCTTCCTTCGGTTTAATCCTTCTTGCCCTTATCCATTCCAATATTGCTTCCCGAACCGTTGGATTGCCCGCAACCGCTCCCGCTGAAGTTGGTTTTCTTCCATCAATCAAAGCACCGATTTGCGCACCACCCCGAATAATGAAACCCGTTTTCGTGAATGTTATATTTACGGAATCCGCAGTTTTTCCCGTTGCCGATGGAATCGCTTTTCGGATGTTAATCACTAATTCATTTCCGAACCTTTGGATTATATCTTCAGAATCTTTTGCCATTTTAAGGAATTACGGGAATACATGTCGATGCGTTTATATTTGGTTTCAATCGAATGTTCAATGATTTGCCCGAAACGTTTACATCCAATAAATTAATGAATTCCAACGCATTCGCATTTGATACTTCATCAATCAATGGTGAATCCTGACAAATTGAAATGAATTGTCGAATCGCATTGTTTGCGGGTTCAATACAATTTGAATCATGTTCGGACGGGAGCCAATCCAATTCCGATTTAAACATGAAGAATAAATTGATTGGATAAAATTCACCAATATAATTTCCCGCAGTTAATAAATAATCCGTTGTGATTGGTTGGTCTAAAAAAACCAATGCTTTGAAATCACCGAAATCGAATTCATCTTCCAAAAGGTTTGCCCAATATTGTGCACCATGTCCGAACCCGAATTGAACCCCGTTCACATTCAATTGATTTACTAATGTATTGACAATTGATATTATCATTTTCGTTTATGTTTTTGTTCCATTACTTTGCGGTAATTTTCTTGAAATATTGATTCGGTTTTATTCATTCGCATGTGATTAAAAACGGTGTTATATTCAATCTTCAATACTTTTTCATAATTTAAAATGTTTCCATTCGCAAGGGCTTTGATTGTATTCATCACCCCGAATTCTTCGAACATATTAACCCCCGCTGCCACTTGTTCATTTGTTGGCTTTGTTGATAAATGTTCTTTTTCTATTTCAATTATTGCGTTCAATTGCTCAATGTAATTTAACGCAGTTGCATACAAATCTACAAAAAAAATGTTATCAAAGGAAGGAACCAATTCAATTAATCGGTTCAAATCGAAATCCGATTTGTCGATATACGGTTGCCCATAAGTCAAAATTAATTCAGGAAGTAATTCAATTATGTTGTCCGAACCGCTTTTCAATAGTTCATGGAAATAAACCTTTTGGCCAAATGATTGTTCACCGATGTCGGTTATTAACGGAATCGACACATTTTTGTTAATAACTATTTTTCCAGGAGCCGAATAATTTTCAATCTTCAAAGGATGTTTCACAAATGAAATACAAACCGAAAGTTTTATTAAATCGGATTCTTTGATTCGGTTGATTATGTCAATTTCTAATCCTGAAAGAATCGACAACATTTCCATTTCGTTATTCGAATGAATTAAATCTTTCCACTGTTTGAATGTAACTTCACTCCACGAAGATGGAATATAAAAAACTTTGTCATTATTCGTTTTTAATTTAATCACCTTCGGACTAATGTTGATTTCGGTGCCGAACGTTTCGGCTTCAGATAAAAGAATTCGTTCATCATGAAGGAATCCAATAAATCGGGGCTTTCACCTTGCAAATATTTTTGTTTCATTTCTTGCTTCGAAATTAAATTCAATGGTTCTTCATCATTTCGTTTTCCTTTTTTGATTGCTTTTCGTTCCATCAAAAACCGTTGCCGAATTGTTAGTTTATTATTATACATCATTTGTGAAACCTTTTCCGAAATGTAATATTCATTCGAATTAACTTTGTCACCTGAAAGATAATAGCATTGTGTTTTAATGTTTTTAAACTTCCGCAAGTCTTTTGAAGTCGGAATCATTTTACCGTTATTCTGAAAAGGAATTGAACCTGAAATGAATCCGTTTTCCTTTCCACCGATGAACGCACCCACTCCATCCGCATCGTAAACGACCCGTGAATTTGGAACTTTGTATTCATGTTGAAATTTTCTGATTCTGTCAATTATATCTTTTCCCGAAGATTTATCCATCAAAATCATGTCTTCCAATCTGCGACCCTGAAAATATGAAATGATTAATTTATCTTTTCCACCCATTGCCGCATCAACCGTAATCGCACCATTTCCATTAACCACAAAATCATTCGTGAATATATCTTTGAACGATGTATAATTATAAACATCAATCGGATTAATCGAAACTTTCCAATTCCCTTCCAATAATTGTTTTTTTGATTCGTCATCTTGCGCAGCCAAATTTGCCAAATATCCAGGGTCAACATTTAACAATTCTTTGTTTTCATAAACCGAACCCCCGATGAATGTAATTGATTTAATAAAATGTTTCGCTTCTTGCCCTGATTTAATAACCAATTCATCAATGAAGTATGCGGAATTTTGAATGCATTCTTCCATCGTATCACCCCAAATAAATGATTCACCATCCTTCGCAAAGTATCTTATCACCCCTTGTCTTTCTTCAATCGGATAACCATCTTCACCAATCCACCATTTGATTAAATCTGCCACCCATGAATCGGGGTCAGGATTACACGTTGCCCGAATACATGGTTTGATTCCCGATGTCGAACGGTTCCGACTGAGTAAATAAAAGAAACTAAATTTTGAAAAGTGGGTTAATTCATCGAATCCGATATACGTTATTTGTGAACCTTGCCAATCGTAAACATTTTTTTCATGTTCCAAATGCGAAAATTTGATTCGCGCCCCTGAATTGAATGTCCATGATAACGCAGTTTTATTTGAATTGGCTCCCGCAAACGGATAAATCTTTTGTGATTCGTCCCACAATGCTCCTGGATTTGTTATCTGTGGAGTGGTTCGCCTGAAGATAACCGCACCGAAATCGGGGTTCGTATTATATCGCAAAGGGTCTAATAATAAACAAAACGTTTTGCCCGCTCCCGCAGCACCCCCACCAATTACGATGTCAGCCCCTGAAGATAAAGCCATCATTTGATAACCCTTTTGCGGTTTGATTACGATTTGTTTTTCCACTTATTACACTTGTTCCCTTCCATTTTCGGGCAATTGAAAAATGGTAACGTTATTTTGTTGCTCGTTATCCTTTTCATAAAATCCGATGTGTTTATTCATCATGTCGAATGCTTTCATCTTGTCCCAAAACCATAATTCGATTGTGGTTTCCGTGATGGTTTCTTCACCCGCTTCATAACTTCGAACATTCTTTTTAAATTTTGAAATGCATAATCGAACCGATTCGGGTAAATCCTGGAATTCATCAATCGTTAATAACATCGTTTGAGTGATGTCAGAATAAGCGATGTCCTTAATTTTTCGCAAAACTTCATTGGATGTTACTTCACATTTTTCGGAGCGAATTTTTTGAAGTTCCGCAAGATAATTTTGAATATCAGGTTTTGTCAGGTTTTCACTTCCAATTGAATAAGCGGATTCCTTCGAATAACCCGAACGAATTGCCGATTGTTTCGCATTCAAATCCTTCATGTATTCTTCACAAAATCTTTTTTGTTTTGCGGTTAGTTCTTTTACATCCATGTAACAAAGTTAATAAATACTTTTTAAAAGATAATACGAAATGAAACATCCAATCGTTATACCTACCACAATTGCTATTAATACGGTTTTAATCGTTGGTTCTTTTATGGCCATGATTCAATCCATTTTAATAAAACATACATAACCAATAATGATAAATTGATAATGATTCCATAATATAACATT